TAACAAACAATCTGTTTTTGTTTTAGATTGTCTTAACTTTTTCTTTAACTCTTCATTTTTAGAATCTCTTATCTTATTAACTTCAAACAATGCTAATTTTAATGCAAAAAGATGGTCTTCATTATCTGTTTCTTCAAAAATAGCTTTGACCATAGTAGGATAAAATTTAGTATCAAGTTTATTCATATCAAAGACCATACCACTCTTCTTTGCAATTTTTATGGCCTCTTCTTCAAATACCTCACGTTCATCCTTTTTCTGTTGATAAGTTGACTCGTGTAGGTCATCTAGATTCATTACTTCTAATAATGCCTTACAATCAGGATGTTTTGTGTCGTATTCTATGATTGCACTATGAGTTTCTTTGAAATCATTTGAAGTATATAATACTTCTATGATGGTTCTTTCTTCATTTACAAAGTATGCTTTAATCAAGTGTTCTTTTAAATTTACTTCAGTTAACATTTCTCATTTCCTTTATGTAGTTATATAAATTCACTTTAGGTTTCCACCCAAGACTATTTAGTGTATTTAAATCAGCTTGATTATCTAGTCTCTCATTTTCACCACCTAGTTTTTTATCACAATCTATTTTAAAGTAATCAATAATATCTACCAAGTTATGACTATGACCTGTACCTATATCAATTACTCCTTTTACGTCATTTAACATTAATATGTCTATGGCGTCCATTACATCATTGACGTGAATAAAATCTCTCTTATGATTTGTATTAATATATTGTACATCATTTTTTAAAATTTTAGGTATCAACATATTAGGTTTTGCATTAGGTCCGTAAACGGTTGTAAATCTCATACCTAAACTATTTTCAGGTGCTATTTGTTCTATACCATATTTACTCATAGCATAGGGATTACGCCAAGGCTCATACGCTGTTGAAGAACTTGCATATAATATTTTAGTATCTTTAAAGAAATCAAATAATCTTTGACTAACAATTACATTTTGTTTCCAATAATCAGTAGGATTATTCATACTATCTCTAACGCCTGATAGTCCGGCTAAATGTATTACTAACTCTACGTGATAATTTAACGGACAATCCATTAAATCATTACCAGATTTTATATCTAATTGAATTACGTTGTGATTAAGTTTTTTTAAATGTGTATGTAGGTTTTGACCTATGAAGCCATCACTACCTGTTAATAATATATTCATTGTGTTTCATAATTAAGATGTTTTCTGTATCTTCAAAAAGTAAGAGTTAATTGTTGTTGCTGTTCCATCAGGAAATTCTTGAGCTCTGTAATCATCACCGTGAACAAACCTTTGTGTGTAATTACCTGTGCCACCTGTTAATCTAGTATCTGACATACCTGAACCTTTATTTGCACCTGTGCCACCTATATTATATCTAATTTTATAACCACCTGTACTATTAATAGTTTCAATTTTCATTAATTCGTTTGCAATATTAACTACATTAGCTGATGTGAATTCTTGTATATCATTATCACCTCTTAAAAATAATGGCAATACAGAAAGACTAGGTGTTGACATTGTATTTTTCTTTAGATAATAATTTGTAATTGTTTGGTTTAAATCTAGTGTAGCATTTGTAGCAGATGGTATAGCTGACGCTACATATTGAGATAAATCCGCTCTAGTATCTACAAAAATTGGTGTTGATGAAACTAATTGTTGATTTGCACCTAGTGATGATGTAGTATCTATAAAATATGTTCCTGCTTGAGTGCTTGTATTAGAACCTAAAACTAATTCATCTATAACTGGTCTAACTAATGTATCTAACATATCTCCGTGTGTCATAGCTCTTATATCATTGTTATCATCAATATAAGAAAAATATCTTTTACCATCATCTGTTGTTAATGTTGGTGCTGTATCTACGGTTTGATTTAAACGTGAATAACTTACTGAAATAGCAGTTGGTTCACCTGTTTCTGATTCAGTAGGAAATCTTGAATTATTATTTGCCTGTGTACCGGATATCATTCTAGTATCTGTAATAGGTAATCCTGAAAGAGTACCACCTGAAGATACTACTGATAATGATATTGGACTTGCTTGTTGAAATTGATGTCTGAATACGTCTTTTAATAGACCAAACATTGTGTCGTCCATTTGCTGGACGTTTCCATTATTTAAGTAAACTGGTCTTACTACTGCCATTATATATCTCCATTAAGCACCTGCACCATACAAAGTTTTCAATGCAACACCTGAACTATTGTATAATACCAAACTTGTACTATTATTTAGTTTAGCGGCCGTTACCGAACCGTCTGCTAAGTTTGTTGTGCCTACTTGACCAGTTGCACCTGTTAACATAACTTCACCTCCTGCGTCTGGAAAGTTTACAACTCTGTCTGCTGTAGGGTCAGTTACCGTGATTGCTAATTCATTTGCGTCATCTGTTGCACCTTCAAAAATTAATAGTTTGTTAGGTGCTAATCTAATTGATGAACCAAAAGAAGTTTCACCTGATAGTGTATTAATATCTCCGCTTGTACCACCTAATTCTGTGCCGTTTACGGTAATTTTATTTGTACCACTAATTGATAAGTTATCACTAATAGTTACCGTATTTGAATTAGCTGATTGAATTACATTTCCTGAAATATTGATTGAACCTAATGTTGCGTCACCACTTACGTTAATTGCGGCTGTAATAGAAACGGTACCACCACTTGCGTCATCAATTTCATTTGTAACCAATTTACCTGAAAGGGTTAAATTACCATTATTTGATGTACTAATATTACCACCGACTTGTAATGAACTTGAAATTTGTACGTCAGCTGGTAAACCTATAAGAACCGTATCAGTAGGTTGTACTTGAACGGTTGTCTCATTTGCTGTTCCTAAAAAAGTTAATTCTTGACCACCACCAACTAGTTGTCTTGTAGAAGTTGAGTCAACAACAAAAAAACCTTCAGCGGCCGATACGAAAGTAATCAATTCATTCATAGCGCCTACAATACTTGTAGATGATATTGAACTATCTAGGTTTGCAATATCACCAAAGTCTTGAGCAGCCAATGTATTAAATTGACTTCTTAAAGTCTCTAAACTATCAGTAGGATTAATTTGTCTTATTGCCATTATTTTTTAACCAATTCCGTAATTAAATTTTTAATTTCTTTTAATTCAGTCTTTAAAGTATTTATTTCTCTACAAGCACTCTTAATCTGGTCAGCTTGACTCTTTCTTGATTCTCTTCTTGCCATATAAAGTTGATATTCACTAACGTTAGTATTTACAATCGCTTTACTATGTGCGTCTCTTACTAAACTTGTATGTCCTTCAACTTTTAATTTATAGCTCATTATACTGCCAACGCAATTGCTCTCATATCACTAATTTTTGGTGGATATGATGAATTCGTTCCTTTCATAACTATTTTAATTTGGAAAGAGTTAAACTCTGATATACTTGATTGACTATATTTGTATTCTTTGAAATCACCACTATTTTCAGATTTAGCAACTGGTGAATCTTCTTCTCCACTTACGTTAAATGGAATCCAGTTTAAGTCATCAAGTTTTCTTGTTTCTTCACCACCAGATACTCTGAAATAAACCTCAACTTCGGAAGAACCTCTAACAACTTGAGTCAATCTAACGTCAAGTGATGTAGATAAATTTTCTAAAGATATTGGTCTTGTACAATAGATAGCAGCTGAAGATGAACCTGATGGTTCTGTATCTGCAACAAAATTAGGATGATTTAGTGCTGTTGGACTATTTAATCTGTTTTGTACGGTAAATGCACTTGTCCTAGCTAAGTCAACAACAGGAGATAATTTTGTATTACTTGAAGTTAAACTTAATTGAGTAATTAATGATTTATTACCACTAATTTTACCTAATTCATTTGTTTGTGATAAAACATAATTAGGTGATGTAAAGTAAATATTATCATTTGCAATTACAGAAAATTGATTAGCTGACGTTGTTCTTGTAAATTCTGTTTCTGAACCGTGAACTGATTTACCAGTTGTAGGTCTTAATGCATATGAAATGCCTGTTTCAGGTAATGTCATTGTTTGAATACTTAAATTCAATAAATCGTATGCTCTGTTTTGTGTTGCTTCTATAGCAGTACCACCAATATCACCTGTTGATGTTGCATTTGTAGAACTTGGTGATTCAACTTCATAACTATCAAGAGTTATATTTGAAATTGAGTTATATGTTCCGTTAATATCATCACTCGCTAAACCATTGTAAGTACCTGAAGGCACTCCAGATATAATTACTCTGTTAGTTGTTCCGTGCATACCGTGGTTAGGATGTGAAACTCTAATTGTTTTTGAACCATTTGTTGTTCTTAAAGAATTATTTTTTAATGTTCTTGTTGGTAAAGTATCATTACCTAAAGTTAACTTACCTGTGTTTGCAATATCAAACTCTGCACGTTTAATTTTAAATTTAATATCTTCATTTTGTTCAGCAGTCCAAGTAGAACCGTTTTGTGATTTGAACATAACACCAGCATAAGGTTGTTGAGATATTGTTCTATTTGAATTAATTTGATTTTCACCAATTCTAGCAACCCAAGCATTGTAATCTTGCGAGTTAGCTAATACTACAAAAGAATATTCAACGTTTTCTTGAATATAAATTGGACTAGGGAAAGTAAAGGTTGTAGCAACTGAACTATCAGCACTAGTATTTACTGAACTAGGGTTTAGTGTTACCTCACCAAAAGGTAAAATTGTAGTTGATGGATAACCATTTACCACTTCTCTTATTTGTAGAGTTATAGGAATATCTGCGTCTTTTGATTGAAAATATAAATCAAGTGAAGTTATAAAAACTCCTCCTGGGTCATCAACCAAGAATGTTTGAGCAAGAGGATCCCACCAACCTACCTGTGTTGTAGCTGTTCGTGTTGATGTTCTTGCAATGTTTCTAGTTTCACTTACGTTTGTTCTAACAAGTCTTGGCTCTCTAGTAGATACAATAGTTTCTTGTACCGTATCTAAAGTACCTCTTGCTGTGTAATCTTCTTCACCAGCTGTACTAATTTGTGAATTTCTGTCATCTGTTGATGAAGCTGATAATCTAAACGTTCTTGTACCTGTTCGCCATCTTGGATTTGAATCTATCGTTGGGTCAGGTATTGCAAAAGTACCTGATACTTCACCTTGAGCATTTGATATAATATTTCCACCTAATGCACCACCTGTAGGAGTAATGTATTGGTTAATGTCTTGTTCATCAAAGAAAGCAAATAATCTTGTATTAGGTTTAAATCTTTTTCCTGTAAAGTTAACCGTTCTACTTCTAATGAAAGGAATAAATGCAACGTTAATAACTCTATCGCCTAATGAATTTCTAACAACTTGAGGAACTAAAACACTTCTAATACCTGTTCTAGTTTGATTGACTTGTTGTATAGTTGTAATCTCTTGTCTTTGTAATACTCTTCTTGGAGCACCTCTAACAAATGCTTGTTCTCTAATTTGGCCACCAATATTTCTTCTAGCACCCTCTACTGGTTGTCCTGCCCACATATCTTGCCATTCATTCCAAACCGTTCCCATTTCTACCTGTTGTAGATTAGGATTACCTAAATTTTGAACCATTGTATCAAAGGCACCATTTTGGTTAACTAATAAATCTGGTGCTCTTTCTGTTTCTTTCCACTCATCACCTGGTGGGTCAAGGTCAATTGAACCTATCCAAGTAAATACGTTGAATGGGTTAACGTTAATAAATTTACTTGCAAAAGGTTGGTCAACAAGAGTTGCTTCAGAGTATGGTAGTGTAATAATATCTCCAGTTTTTTGATAGAAAGAAGATACTCTATCTTGTTCAGTAATCAAAGAACCATCAGCAAATCCTTTATCATCTGTTTCAATTAGTTTTACTGCGTCCTCTTTAAATGTCGGTCTAACTTGACCATTTGCCATATCCATAGAACACTTGTAATCTAAATTACCTACATCACCAATACCGTGACCTGTAAAGTTATCTACAATAAATCCATTTTTAAATCTATCAAAACCATCTGCGTCTTGAATTTGTAATGATTGAGCATTTTGTTCTAGTAAAGATAGTTGAGTATAGTATTCAATATTTTCAATTCGTTGTTCTAGTTTACCAATATCTCTCATTGTATATCGTCTGTTATCTTGTCTTTCAACTTCAACACTTTCTGGTGTTAAAGTATAAGGCGATAACAATAGTGTGTATAAATGCATACCACTATCTAAACCTTTTGGAACCTGTGGCTCTAATGAAGAAGCACCCTTAACAATTTTAAATGAACCATCTTTATCTAAAAATACTTTATCTATTCTTGATAGGTAATATTCAAAGTCAGCGGTTACATCTTCACCAAATTTTACAACGTCTAATGAAGCGCCTGTATAACTTCTATCTTGGTTACCTGAATTAATTGTTGAAGCGTCATCTACTCTAGGTCTAAAGTCTAATGAATCTCTTAATTGATATTCTTTACCTGATGTATCTGATACATAACTTGGAATATTTTCATAATCAACAACACCTGAATAAGAGTCAACATCAAAATAATCTCCAGAACCGTGTGTAAAGAAGTCAAACGTAATTAATAGTCTTCCAGTTGGTGCCAATGCACCTGGTTTTAGTTTTATTCTTCCTACGTCATAGAAGTTATCTCTTTGACCATTGTCTAACTCAAATCTATCCGTGACATCTGAATCTCCTGATACTGCGTCTGTACTAAAGTCAGCAGACATCTTAATAGAATCTAAATTTAGAATATCCGCTTTACCAAGTGAGATTGTACCACTTTGTATTTCTGATTGATTATTAGCTTGTTTAGTAGAATTGTTTTGTAATGTTTTTGTTTTTGAATTTGCAATTGAACGATTAACCGTAGCAACAATTTTTAAATCTGCGTCAGCATATGCTGTACCAAAATCAAAGTCTAAAGTTTTACCTGTTGGCGAACCTGATAAAGTAAAGATTGGGTTGCCATCACCATTATTACCAGTTAAACTTAAAATATTACCTGTTGCACCAAGAGAAGCTGAGTTTGCATTAATAATAGAAACAATATAATCTCCTTCAGATAAACTTGTAAACGTTTCGTTATTACCTGCTGAAATTTGTCCTGTACCTGAAGATAAACTAATAGAGAATTGTCTTCTTACTTTAAAGTTTGTATCAGATAGTCCAGAGTTTGAAGTTGTTTTTAATGTTTTAATTGCGTCATAACCCATTTGGAATATTGCAACATTTTTATTAGCGTCTTGTAGTTTAGCTCTTCTTCTAACTGCAATTGATGAAGATACTGCTGTAGCTGTAATTGCCTCACCTAATGTTAAACTAGTGTCTGATAAAATAGCTTCAACCGTTCTAGTTAAAGAAGCACCAGTTGTATTGTCAAAAGTTATTGAGTCACCAACTTTTAATTCAGTTGTAAATCTAGTACCAGAACCGATTACTGCCGAACCTGAACTTGCAATACTTAAATTACCAGTTAGAGTTGCATTTTCTCCGTATGTAGCAGATAAAGCTGTGTCTGCTGTGTAAGTTGGTGTACCAGGTTGACCAATTTGTTTAACTGCTGAAAATTCAAAATGTCTTGCACCTTTAAAACCAGCAGCGTCACCTTGAATAACAGCCGTGTTAGATGAAGTACCACCTGTAATTGTTTCGTTAGCAGAAAAGGCACCTTGAACATTTGTTAGAACTACTAAACCGTGTTCAGCAGTACCACCTGTACCACCTGTGGTTACGTTAACAGCAGTTGTGCCGTTTGTGTTATATAACTCAAAAGTGTTTGCACTAGGATTTCTAACCGTATAAACTCTAGCACTTGAATCTGAAGCAGTTGAGTCTATTGCCCAACCAGCTATACTTGAAATTGTTACCTGTTGGCCTTCTTTAAAATTGTGATTTGAAGCAGTCGTTACCACACCTGGACTTGCAGCTGAAACGGAAGTAATTGTTACCGACTCAACATTTGAAACTGATTGTACAAAACCAGTTGCGTTAGTTGAACCACCAGTTATTTTTTCACCAGTTGTAAATGCTTGTGCTGTTGTAATATTTAAGTGTGTAAACATTTCAATATCAAAAAGATAATTTTTGAATATTGTATTTGTAATTCCGTTAGATGAGAAAGTAAAACTAGTAGGCGAACCGGTTACGTATTCAAAACCTCTTGACTTAGCACGACCAATTGTTTCTAAACTTGAAAGTAATCCGTTTCTTTCTGTACCTCTACTACCACTTGCTGTTGCTAATTTGTATAAATTAACTCCTTTAAAAGCTTCAGTAGAACCTGATACAAAACCTATATCTGGCGAACCAAATACATTGTTTACATAAACAAAGTTTCCTAAATCAAATTTTGTACTAAAATTATTTTCTGTATCAAAGTCTCTTGCTTTATCTGCGTCAACATAAGTTGTTGTAAGAGTTTCAATTTCATAACCTTTTACGTATGCTTTTCCTGGAGATAAACCTAATGCAAGTTTGGCTTCGTTACCAGCATTTGCTGATGTAAATATACCTCTGTTATTTCCATTTTTTAAATGTTCTCTAACTTCTAATTCAAAGTCTCTTACTGCATAATCGCCTGACTCGTCAAACGTTCTTCTTGCTAGTGTATCTTCTAATACTGCATACTCTGTTGTTCTAACTTGGTTTTGTATAATACCAGATTTTAGTCTTAATAATTCTACAAAGTTATTATCTTCAGCAGAAGCTAATGCTAATTTTTTAAGTGTTAAATCTATTTTAAATCTGTGTGAACCTGGAGCATTTGTATTTGAAACTCCTTGAGCATTATCATTTAAAGAATTATCTTCGTTAGGTGTCACAAAAGATTCTGCAACTTGTAAACCAATTCTATATGATGGTGTGTTTGAATATTTGTCTAGTATTAAAGTTTGTTCAATTACATTAACGTGAAAACCATTTATGTAATAAACACCAGCACCTACATATGCGGCCGAACCTGTAAAACAACTATCTATTACGGCAGATACCGTGGTTACTTGTCCTTGTAAAGTTGTTGAAACTGAAATAGTTTCTCCAGCAGTAAACTTATCGGATGTACTATTTGTTCCTGAATCAACGTATTTTACATATAAAGTATTTGGGTCAGTACCATCTGTAGCTGTTTGATTAATTACTTTTGCTTTTACACCTGAAGTAGCACCTGTTAATTCTAAACCAATAAAGTCTGTTAAGGTAACGCCAACGTTTTGTGAATCTGTAAATGAAGTTAATTTTACTGAATAGTAATTTAGGTCATAACCTATTTCACCAGGAATAACCATTGCACCTTTTTCAAATAGATGGTCAGAAACCCTTTCTATTTGGTTTTGTAAAATAGTTTGTGATTGTGTTAACTCTCTCGCTTGTACGGCAAATGCTGGTCTAAAAAGTATTCTATGAAACTTCTTATCTTCAGCAAAGTCATCATAATAGGGCGAAAGGTTAAAATCAGTTGGACTTGGCATAGTCTATAATTCCCCTTAAAATTCTATTATCAACTTGATATTTTCTGTCTGGTCTGCCGCTCTCGTTATTGGTGCTCTGTTTTCTACATACAAAACATCACCTGAATCGTGGTCAACTTCTGGTACAGAATATCCGCTTGCAATTACAACATTGTTTACGGTACCACTCGTACTAACAGGAGTACCTGAAGCACCTCCAGTACCTGTAATTACATTTGTACCACTAAACGCTGTTTGGTTTCCATTTGCGTCAACGCCTTCATCATTATGTCTTGTTTGAACAAAGTATAATAATGAATTAGTTGAATCCCATTCTACAACAATACCTACGGCACCTGTTGAAGCTTGAGTAATTTTTTCGTCAACGTTAAAAGAACCAGAAACACCAGTTAATTGAACTGCTTTAGTAGCTCTCAAGGTTACAGCTGAAGCAGCTGAACCACCTGATTGTGGGTCTCTAATTAAGCATACTCTTCTAAAGTCATTGGCAACGGTAACGTCACCAGAGTTTGCTGATTCTGTTCCTTCTAAACTTACGTTTGTCATTACAAAGAAACCACCTAACTCTTGAACTGAATTAAATCCGTGTCCGCCTTTTGGTGGAATAATCACATCTAATTCTGCACCAACAAGATTAGTTGCACCTGCTGAAACTATTTGAGCATTTGAAATTGTTCCGAATGTGTAGCCTGTACCTTGGCTGGTAACGTTTACAGCGGTTACAGCACCAGAGGTTACAACAACAGAAACTACACCACCAGTACCATCGCCTTTGATTGCGATACCAGTATGTGTTCCGTCTGCACCACCTGAACCAGCAGTTTTAATTTTTACAATATCAACTGCACCATCAATAGCATTTGATGATACCGAAGTATTTGTAGATACTGCCATAAAGTCAGTTGATAAGAAATTTGATTGTTCAGAAGCAGAAAGTGTGTACATATATTTCCATTTATAACCATCAGCAGTAGATAGAATAGTTGAAGCATTTGTGCCTGTTGGTTCTACCGTTGAAGCTGTGTTATTATTATTATCTAAACATTTGTAAACATTTCTTGATGAATTCATAGCATAGAAATTTGCGTCAAATAAATTGAAAACACCACTATTTGCCGATTGTTGAGTAGTTGTGCCAGTAATTCTATCTCCATAATCGTGTCTGTAAATATCGTATATTGTACCAGTTGTCCAGTTTCTTCTAGGTGCTACGAAAGCAATATCTGTGCTTGAAATTCTTTTAACTGCCAATAAATCGTCATATGATATTGACATAGTATTATTGTTATCTGCTGGAGTTAATGGTATTACATCTGTACCTAGGTTATCTGTACGACCATCTGCTCTAGTAGCAGTATTGAATGGTGATGGTCTACCAATACCAAGATAGTAGTTATTACCTGCAGCTTCAGAGAAAGACTCTTTAAACTGCTCGGAGTTGTGAATTCTAAACTTATTTGTTATAATTGCTGGCATATTTTCTTTTCCTTAATCAATATTTATAATACTTTTCACTATGTTATATTAATTGTTCCGTTCATTGCACCGTGGGCTGTACATTGATAATAAAGAGTTGCTGGAGTGTCCATAGATACGTGAAATATGATTGCTCCTGAAGCACTTGCATTATTGGTAACTCCTGTATTATAAGCAGTACCACCGGTTCCTGTTGTTGATTGTATTCTGAATGGGTGTGAACCACCAGAGTTATTAATAAAATAGTAAGTTTGACCTTTTTTCAAGTGTAAATCTGGATTATCACCTGAAGTTGAAGGGAAACCTGCACCTGTAAATAAGTATGCACCTGAACCATTTGATGTCACTAACAATTGTGAAACTGGTGTTGTTGCTTGTACCCAATTTGTGCCATTATAAACTAATGACATACCTGCTGTTGGCGAACTATTTACTACATCTGATAAATCGTTTAATGCACCTGCACCACCTGATATAGTAATTGTTTTTGTTGCACCTGTTCCTGAAGCGGTTACACCAGAACCTACGAAATCTAATTTAGTAGCGGCAGTTGATAAATCACCACCCTCATCTGCAACCGTTAAAGCTGAACCACCTGAATTTGCTTGTGCTTCAAAACGACCATTTGCTGATACCCATTTTAAAATATATCCATCTGCAATACCAGTTGTAAATACGTCAGCGTGTCTTGATACTGAATCATTCTCTGTTAATATATTAATATAACCTGATTGTGTAGCAACAAAAGGTTTTAATTGTGTTTCATCTAAAGCAAATAAACCAGAGTATGTCGTTGATGTAGGGAATGAAGCCTGATTAGAAAAGTTACCTCTAACTTTAGAACCTGAACCAGTTGTATCAACGGTACCTGAACCTGAAAGTGAAGATGTTCCTGTTAAATTAAGATTACCTGCACTTGATAAAGTACCACCTAAATTGACTGAACTATTACCAATTGTTACCGAAGAATTGGCCAAGTTTGCATTTGTGATACCTGCACTACCTGATAAGTCAGCGTTAGATAAGTTTGATACGTTTAGAGTTACCGTATTACCTGTGACAGCACTTGATACTGAACCTGTACCTAAAATAGATAATGTTTCTCCTAAATTTACAACATCTGTTGTAGAAGTATTATCTCTAATTGTAATTCCAGGATTTGAAAGACCAGTATTTGGTATTGCTGTAAATGTGTTGTCTGCACCACTCATAGACTTATTAGTTAAAGTTTGTGATTGGTCAGTTGAAGCAAAGTCTGTTCCAGATAATGCTGTATTAAATTCTGTTAATGTACCTGTGATTGTATTGTTAGTTAGAGATATTGACTTATTAGTTAATGTAGCAGAAGCTGTTGCTGTCAATACTGAAGCATTAACTTTAATTTGAAATTTTCCGCCTGTTACCAGAGTGTCAATACCTAGACCACCCTCAATTGTTATAGCGTCACCAATATTCTTTCTTAACGTTGATGAAGTATCATCAGCGAAATCAATGTAAGGTGTTAAAACGGTTCCGTTACCTACTGAACTATATAATTCATTAAAGTTATTGTTTATGCCAGTTGCACCGGTACGTAGGTTATCACCTAAACCGTCATTTGGACTTGAACCTGTATTAATTGTAAATTTTGCCATATCTATTTCTCTCTACTATTTATAATCATTCCTATGGTGTTGTATCATCAAACGTTGCTGTCGTTGAACTAAAGTTAGTAACCGTGTTTGAAAAGTCATTTTTATTTGACGCAAACTCACTAGGTATTGAAAAATTAGTCTTTAAATTCTGACCATCAGGATGTGATGTTGCAATAAAAGTTGCTGGTTGACCATCTAGTCCTGTTCTAGTACCAATAATCTTAATATCATTAAAGGCTTCAACCGTAAATCCAGGACCTTTGAATATTGTTTGAATATTTTTATTTAAAAATGCATATCTTGGTCCTGCGTATGCGTGACCTTGTCTAACGTTATAAGTTTTTGTGTTATCAGGAATATCTCTTCTAACTCTACTTAAATAATCTAGGTTTGTATCTGACCTTAAAGTTAAATCTCTAGTGTTAGCTGTAAAGTGTTCACTTGTTCTTGCGTCTGAATCAACTGCACCAGCTAAACGAGCATTTGGTCTCAATGAAGTACCATCACTAATTGTTCCTAATCTTCTACCAAATATTGTAGAGAATAGAGTATTAAGAACTTGTAAGAATGGTGTCTCACTAACACCTGATACTGCACCATCAACTGGCGCTCTCATTTGAGCATTTAATCTAGTTGCAATATTAACTTGACCTGTAAAATAAAAACCTGCTGTATGCATAGTTTTTTTGAAACTATCTCGCCAAGCATTAATAGATTGACCAACTTTAATTACATATGAAAAATCTTGATAGTATAAACTATCTTGTACTTTCATTGTACTTTCTGAAAGTTTACCGTCTTCATTAATAAAAGCACCATCTGTATCAATAATAGGAACAACATCAACGGTTGCAATAGCTAAATTAATTTTTGAAACGGTAGCTGTACCTCCTGATGAAGATGTTAACGTTTCGTTTTCAGTAATTGTGCCTGATACATTTTTTAATTTTAAAATATTTCTTGCACTATCTAATTTAACAATTGTTCCTGTAGCACCACCAGAAAACGTTACCGATAGTCCGTCTGAAAAAGAACCTACAATAGATTTTATTAATACATTATTGATAAAACTTAAAGTTGGTGCTGGTGCTGTTTCATAACTTTTACCAAACTCAACCGTTCTTAATGCATTAATTTTTCCTATACTATTACCATAAGCTCTAATAACACCATTAGTACCACCTGAACTTGTTATTGATAAAACAGGAGTTGTTTTGTATCCGTTACCACTATCTGATAAAAATACTTTTGTTATTTCACCGATTGTAGTATCAGCTGAATTAGGAAAACCTATAACATTAGGAGATGTTGTCGTACTTTCTTGAACTATATCATTACCTTGATATGCGTCACCAGAACAAGTTTCATCTTCCAAAATTATTTTAGCTTCAGTACCGTCAGGTGGAGCAATTGTACCATTTTGGTCAACTATACTACCTTGAACAACACTAACGAAACCGGCCGCATTTGCACCAAATGTTCCTGTATTATTAAAATTAATTTTATCACCAATTGCATAACCTGAACCTACGTTATCAATAATTAATTCTTCTACTGAACCTGAGCCAACATCTGAAATTTGAAATAATGCACCAACACCACCGGCAGTTACCGTCACGTTATCATCTAAATCATATAAAGCGCCAGCATTTGTAATTGTTTTTGTTCCAGGAATACCTGTAATATCTGCCTTAATAAAATAGTCATCTATTTCAGAAGCAGTACCAGAAACTTCTTCGCCTACTTGAAAAGTACCAACAACACTATCTTGGTTTAGAATTAACTCTGTAATTGTATCATCACCAATTTGAAAACGTGATAAGTTTTCAATAACAGCAGTTGCTCTTGAATCTTTACCTGTAATTGTTCTACTAATTAATCCTTCGGTGTTTCCAACTTTTTCAACAATTCTTAAAATCTTTAAAGAGTCATATTGACCATCTGAAGTTTTTAATAGTTGTTCTCTAGGATAAATTGTTTCTGATTTTTCATTAAATAATAATCTAAAAAATAATTCGTGACCTGCAGCCGTACCTTTAGCACGGTACATATTTTTAACGTTCTTAATTAAATTTCTTTTATTAACTTCGTTATCTAATACTTCTGGTAAAGTTGCTAAGAATTCATTTCTAAAATTATTTAAGAAAGATTCAATTGCTCTATCGGGGTCTCTAAAGTTTACAAGGTCAGAAATATTATTTACTGGATTAGGTCTGTAATCTGTAATAGTAGCAGAAGCTTTTGATGTTTGTCCTTCAACAATTTCATCTGTAAGAAACTTATCGTTAGAAGATATGAATAATCTACTTTGACCTAAATCTTCAGATAATACTTTTGCCTCTGCACCTGAAGTTAAACCTTTTACGGTTTCACCTACGGTAAATTTACCGTGAGTTGTTTCTTCTAATAATATTTTATCGCCTTCATCAATATTAGTTATTGCACTACCTATTCTAGTAGCGTCATATACTAAATTGTTTTCTTGGCCTGTTTCTGTTTCAATTAAAACACCAACGGTAGTTTCAACATCTTTAACTTTTAATTCTGCTGATTCTAATAATTGATAATAAGATTTTAAGAAGTCTGCAAACTTCGGATGGTCTGCAACTATAAACTCTGGTAATTGTGCGTTGAGTATTGTTGATATTTTTTCATTAAACTTTGCCATTAGTCATTAATAACTTGATGATGATGTATAACCTACACCTGCCTCAGCAGAACCACCAACAAAACTATCCTCTTCTACGGTAATTAATGAGTTTGCAACATCAATCTCTACAATTTGGTCTCTTACAGGAATAACATCATTTGAATTTGGTTGTACCGTAATTTCAATTATTGTTGAAGCTGCTCCTCTGATATTTGATATTGAAGCAACATTTAAAGAATTTAATGTGACTTGACCTGTTGTGTAATCAATTGTACCTTGCGTGTTGTTTGCATAAGTTTTAACACCACTAACTAGATAATATCTTCTAACATTACCATTACCATCTTCATCTAAAAACATTTCAAAATCACTTCCTGTTACCTTGAAACCTGTTGAACTTAAAATACCACCACCTGACATATTATGGCCTGTGTGAGGATTATATAATGAGTTTCTAAAGTAAATGTTATATGCAGCTGAGCCACCTAAAGTTGGTGTGAAACTTTTTCTAATTTTTACGGTTGTTATGTTAGATAAAATACTTGCGTCTGTACTATCAATTAATCCTGTTAATTTAGAAAATCTAAACACACTATCAAATTTTTGTAATGTGCCTGTATTGTAATTTGTAATTGTTGATATAATATCTGATTTTAAAGTTGTTGATGATTTAGTTGTTGACTTTGCGTCAAACTTTACGTTTGATGTTATTAAAACCGAAGTTGTTTCAGGATCCACAATTTCTGGTTTTACTGAAGCAACGTTGAATGGTTTTAAACCATTTACAATATCTAATTTAGTTTGGTCAGTTAAAGTAGAACCTGAAGCTGCCTTAATCGCAATCTTCACGATACCATATCTTGGCGTTTCATCATCTTCACCACCCCAAGAACTAACTGATAATGCGTTTGGATAAATTTGTTTTACAAGTGTTTCATAATCTGTTGTTGTTACCGCTCTATCTTGAGCTGCAAAGTTTAAAGGCGCATTAAATTTAATTGAATCATTTGCTTCTGATTCAGAACCACCTTGAGAACTTGAATTAGTTGTTATAGAAACATCTGTAAAACCACCAACACTTCCTTGTAATTCAAAAGTTTTTGCACCGTTTGAATCACCTTTGTTGGTTACAATATAATCCATAATAATAATATTACCATCTGCTAATTTATTACCGGTAACACCATCACCAAAATAAACTTCGTATTTGCCGTCTCTACCCTCTTGTATAAAATAAACTTTTGTAGTAGATTCAACACCTGTATAACCACCTGCTAAAGTATAATTTGTAAGTGTTGTATCATCAGCAGAATTTTGTACAGATATTTTTAAAGTTGATGTATCTGCGTTTGCACTTGGTATTGTAAATTTTTGGTCAACGTCTGTTGAATCAACCGTATATTTAAATCTTACTAAAGTACCTTCATATAAAGATACATTTGAAAAAGTAAAAACACCGTCAGCAGGTGTAGCTGTAATATCTTCGTTTGTAATATATTGATAAGAAGTACCGTTTACGCTTGATGTGTAAGTAGTACCTTTTGCCATTGTGATAGAAGTACCTGAACCGTCATTTACTACAACGTTAACTGAAGCTCTTGGTGCTCTTGGCGAGTTAGGAGTATATCCTAACATTTTTGCTAGTGATACAATATTGTTTCTAATATCGGCACTATCAAGGTATAATTCGTTTGTTGACATATTGGCCAAGTAGGCCATATAGTGAGTGTTGTAAGATAAAACATCTATAAGAACTGATAGACCAGAACCTTCAAAATCATAATCTTGAAATGCTGTTTGACTTTGTAAAAAAGTTTTTAAATTACTTTTAATATTAATAAAGTCTAATTCTGATACTGATAATTTATTAGTCGCCATTTTATCTTAGCCTTTGTAAAAACGTTTGTACTTGTTGAGGACCTGGCACACCAATTACATAAAAGTAAATGTCCACTACCAATCTATTATTATCTTGGTCATCATCTACACGAACACTAGATAGATTAATTCTTGGCTCGTAGTTATTTAAAACTTCTTCTATTTTCTTTTGCAAAAAAACTTTAGTCATTGGTGTAAAGTTTTCAAACAATAATTCTCTAATTCCACAACCTAATTCTGGTTGAAATGGTCTCTCGTAAAAACCTGTTTGAAGTAAGTTTTTTACAGACCTTTTTACAGCAACAACATCCTCAACAGATACAATATCAGAGGTAACTTGATTTCTAGTAAAGTCTAGGTCAATATCGCTAAACTTTCTTGAATTTCTGTTTGAGTTGCTTACTATTGCTGAATCATATCTTGCCATAACGGTAATATTTATATACTTTTACTAGCCGTTTGCAAAAACATTTGGTGAACCACTAGTCATAGCACCTGCGTCTGCACTATCGCCAATTCTACCAACTTTAATACCTGAAACATACACGTTTGGCGAACCTGCGTTAACAAACGCTACGTGATTAGGACAAGGTGGTAGAGGTGGATTAGGATGTGATACCGTTGGGTCACCAATTCTTGCAATTAATATACCATTTGCAAATACTCTATCTTGAGCTGGTGTATTTAATGTTGTTGTTCCTACACAAGCGTGTCCTGTTGATAAACTATCGCCTTTTCTACTAACTGCTGGCATTATTACTTTCCTTGTCCGTTGTAATATTTTAAACTTCGTTTTCTTGATTTGTTCATTGAACTTAATTTAACACCTTTTCTTTTTCCTTGTGATGTCTTTTTTGGCATTCTTTCGTGTGGTACGTAAGACTTACTCAATTTGGCCATAAATTACCTTTGTTGTTTTGCCTTTAATGCGGCTCTTTTCTTTTCTGTTGCTATTGCTTGTCTAACTTTTCTGCCCCAAGGTAATTCTATCGTTGTTGACATTTCTTTACCTTTTTTTGACGTATATTCTACGCCGATAAATTGGTCTTTGAAATCTCCTTGTACAGATTTAACTGCTTTTGTTAAAGACATTTGTTCCGTCTCTTTTTCTTGGCCTTTTTCATTCCAAAAAAAGAATTTTCTCATTTTTTTCATAATTTTTTCGCTTTTTGTTAATTTTTTAGTTTTGTTTATATTTATATTAGAAATTGCAACGTGCTTTTGCTTGTATTTTTTCAATTTGAGCTATTCCGTCAAGTGATTCGCTAAGTGATTCGCTATTTAAGTCAAAATCCGGCGAATATTCGCAATTTTCAACGACTTTTGAGCAGGAAATCGTAAAAAAGAACGAAAGTAGAACAAAAAAAATTAAAAAGTGTTGATTTATAAGGGTTTTTTTATGCATTTTTTTTAAATTAGTGCTTGCTTTCTATATTTAGTTGTGGTATACTGGACTAGTAAAATGAGAAAGGACACAAACACTATGAAAACAACAATTTCTGCAATACTAATTACATTAGGTCTTATTATGATGGCTGGCGCTGCTGGCGATTGTGATGGTAAATGTATAGAAAATTCAAATTCATTAGGAACTATGATATTTCTTGCCTTAACAGGTTTGATTACATTTGTTTCTGGTGGTTTAGTAGCAATTAAACAATAACTGAAAAGGACAATACACTATGACAATCGTAAATAAAACTGCTAATACACTTGAAGAAGGAATAAAAAACTTGATGGCTGGCGCTAAAGCTGACTATGTTAAATGGTCAACTATTGGTGGCAAAGAGTTAACTGGTTATTCTAAAGAACAAGTTGATAATTGGGATAATAAAACATCTGTACGAAACGGTAAGAAGTACATCAAGATTGTACAAGATACTGGCGTATTTTGTTTTATCGTAAAAGAAGATTTTAAACACTTCAAAAAAGGTGATGTATTGAAAGCCGCTGGTTACAATGCACCTGCCTTAAACTCTGCAAGAGGTAATGTTCTTGCCGGTAATTATCCAATTCAATGGACTGGTCCATTATACTTAAAATAGGAAACACTATGATTAAAACACCTAGAGATAGACGAAGAAGAGTTTTTGAGAGGGTAGTTAACCCTCTCTTAATAAAGTATTTGGTAAACCCTCATACGTATAACGGCACTTGCATAGCTGCAAATATTCCAATAAAGTATTTAAAATATTTTAAAGAAGTATCTGCTTCAAGAAGAGCAAAACGTGTCAGATATAGATATAGAGGTATTTCTAAACCAAACTATTCAAGACCTCAATCTTTTTGTCATATGAATTACGCTGATACTTTTTCAGTTTATTACAGATAAAATTACCGGAGTGTAGCGCAGCCTGGTAGCGCATTGCGTTTGGGACGCAAGGGTCGTAGGTTCAAATCCTACCACTCCGACCAATTCA